GCCCAGATGGGTTCATGCTCGTGGACAAGGGCACTGGTCTGGCTCGTCCTGCTGCTATGATGAACGGTACTCAGGTGCAAGGCAAGGATCCAGGACTGAACGACACACAAGCCAAGGCGCTGCTGTTCGGCTCGCGCATGCAACAGGCAGACAAGATTCTGACTGACATGGCTGCTCAAGGCACGGTGCGACCTTCGGTCATGAAAGGTGTGGTCGAGTCTGTTCCGTTAGTAGGCGGTGCTCTTGGCGCTGGTGCCAACGCTGCATCCACTCCACAGCAGCAGAAGGTCGAGCAAGCTCAACGCGACTTCGTCAACGCAGTGCTGCGTCGTGAGTCTGGTGCAGCCATCAGCCCGACCGAGTTCGACAGTGCCAAGAAGCAGTACTTCCCGGCGGTGGGCGACTCGCCTGAGGTCATCGCGCAGAAAGCACAGAATCGTCAGCTCGCCACACGGGGCCTGATGGCTGAAGTGCCTGCCAAGCGACGTGATTCAATTACTAACCCTGCTAACGATTCGGGCTTGCCTGATGACATCGCAGCGATTCTCAAGAAGCATGGAGGTAAGTAATGGCTACCCAAGACGAAATCATCGCAGCTATCCGCGCTGCTGATAAGGCAGGCGACTCGGCTTCGGTGCGCAAGCTCGGTGCGTACTTGAAGACTATGCCTGCTCAAGCTGCTACTCCCGCTGAATCCTATGACCCCACAGAAGGCATGAGCACTGCGGACAAGTTCTTCGCGGGTGCTGGCAAGGCGTTCACTGATGTGGGTCGTGGTGTGGGTCAGCTCGCGCGTGACGTGATGCCTACCCGTGCTGCCGATGCGCTGGGTCTGCCCACTCAAGCAGACATTGATGAAGCCAAGCGCCTGGACGCTCCGTTGATGCGTACCACCGCTGGCACCGTAGGTAATGTCACGGGTAATGTGGCTACCGTGCTTCCTGCAGCGTTCATACCGGGTGCGCAAGGTCTCGCAGGCGCTGCGATCACTGGTGGCGTCATGGGTCTGGCTCAGCCTGTAGCCAGCGACGAGTCCAGGCTGAAGAACGTGGCTATGGGTGCTGGTGCTGGTGCTGCTGGCGTGGCAGCAGGTCGGGTGCTGGCTGCTGGTGCCAAGGGTGCCAAGGCGCTGGTGGAGCCCTTTACAGAGAAGGGTAGACAGGCCATTGCCGGACGCACCTTGGACCGATTTGGCGTTCAAGCGGGTGACATTGCCGGCGTCACAGGCAACAAGACGGTCACGGGTGCTGTGCCCACGATGGCAGAACAGATCGCACGACCCGAGGCTGCTGCTGGGGCTGCTCGCCTACAGGACTCAGTACGCAGCCTGGACCCTGAGATTGCCAGCAAGTTCGTAGCTCGTGAGGCAGAGAATAACGCTGCCCGAGTAGCCACGTTGCGTGAATTGTCAGGTGAGGGTGGTGCTCGGGACTTCGCTGCTGCCATGCGTAGTGGTGCTGCGAAGGAGCAATACGGTAAAGCGTTCGCTACACCCATGGACATGAGCGCCATGTCAGCGGCTGAGAAGGGTGAAGTCACCAAGCTCATGCAGACGCCTGCTATCCGTGACGCCATGAAGGAAGCGCAGACCATCGCCAAGAACCAAGGGCTGAGTCTCGGCAACCCCAACGGTAGCGTGGAAGGGTTGCACCTGACCAAGCTCGCCATGGACGATGCTATCGAAGCAGCTAGCAAGGGTGGTTCAGCCGTGGCAGTGAACAAGGCCATGTCTATCAAAACAGCACGTGATCGCCTTGTTACCTTCATCGAGAAGATGGCTCCTGACTACGCTGAAGCGCGTGCTACTTATGCTGGTATGAGCAAGCCTTTGAACCAAATGGATGTGGCTGACACACTGTTCCGCAAGGGCACTAGCGCTACGAGTGATCTGGGTGGTACGCCACGTCTGATGCCCGACAAGTTCGTCAGCCTGCTGAAGAACGAAGAAGCAACTGTGAAGGGTGCCACTGGTCGCGACCTAGGCAAGCTCTCGCAGGTGCTTGACCCTGACCAGTACGCTAATGTGATGGCAGTAGGGCAGGAGCTGGATAAGGGTGCTGCTGTTGCTCGTGCAGCCAACGGTCCAGGCAGCGCAACGGCACAACGTCTGGCTTCGCAGAACGTTCTGCGTCAAATCCTTGGGCCTACTGGCTTGCCTGAATCGTGGGCTGAATCTACGCTGTTGAATACCGCTATGCGTCCAGTGCAGTTCGCCTACAACGGTGTGGCTGAACCCAAGATTCAACAGGTGCTGGCTGATTTGTTGCTCGACCCTACCAAGGCTCGTGCAGCGTTGCAAGCTGCCAAGACTGCTCCGCAGAGCCTGCCGAAGAGCGTGCGGGATGCACTTCCGTACTTGGAGCAGGCCATGAAGACTTCAGTTCCGGCTGCTGCCCTTGCTGGACAACGGTAGGAATAAGATGCGTTTGAGCTTGCCATCCTTCATCTTGCTGCGCAGTATCTCAACGACTACGCGTATTGGGACGAGAATTGCAACAGCAATAAACGGTTTCAGGAAGATGGCTAGTAACATACTCATCGGAATATTTTTAACAGGAGTTCAGATATATGGCTACATTACTGCCTGAGGGCAAACAGAGCTTCAACAACAGTGCTGGTGCTCCGCTGGTGGGTGGTAAGGTCTACACCTACGACGCTGGCACCAGCACACCACGTACCACGTATGCAGACGCAGCAGGCACCGTACCCAATACGAACCCTGTGATACTGGATACTCGAGGCGAGGCTACAATCTTCTGGTCTGGCGCGTACAAAGTCGTTCTGAAAGACGCTGCAGACGTTACTATCTGGACTGTTGACAATATCATCAGCGCAGATATCGTGGATATTGGCGCTCAACCCAAGTTCAGCGCGTCTGTGGCAACGTCGATTGGTGGATACCCTGTTGGCTACGTGCTTCAGGACAACGCTGGCCTCAACTCGTACGTGAATATCGTAGCTGCCAACACTACGGACTTCAACACCACGCCAGCGTCTATCGGCGTATCGTGGATTCCGTATGCAGGGCAGACCGCGACCCAGTCAGGCAGCTCTACTTCAGCAGCAGCAGCAGGCACGGTGGATGCTATCACAGCGACGTATACCCCTGCACTCACAGCTCTCACCAACGGCATAGTCCTTCGGTTCCGGCCTACTGGAGCCAACACGTCGACTACGCCAACATTCTCGCCGAATGGCCTCACTGCGAAGACTATCGTTCGAGGAGCTAATCAGCCCCTGCTTGTAGGCGATATCGCTGGAGTAGCAGCATGGGCCGAAGTACAGTACGATTCAACGCTCGATAAGTGGGTGTTGATAAACCCAGCAGTGTTCACACCATCTACCGTTCAGGGGTTGTTTAAGAACCTAGCTGTTTCAGCTACCGGAGCTTCAGCTAACGTATCTGTTACCGTCGATGAAATCGTAGTTCAAGGCGCGGCTAACGCTTATCAGACACTGCGCACTGTAGCGCTTAACATCGCTGGCACTGCATCTGGTGTAGCTAATGGACTCGACACGGGTGCTCTCGCTGCTAACTCTTGGTACAGCGTCTGGGTGATCTGGAATGGTGTAACTACAGCAGGTCTGTTGTCTCTGTCAGCCACTGCCCCCGCGTTACCTGCTGGGTACACGCATAAAGCTCGAGTAGGTTGGATTAAAACAGACGGTACAGGCAACAAGTTTCCTCTCAACTTTAGACAGTACGGGAAAAGAGTTCGCTACGCTGTTGGGGGTAACGTCACGGGTGTTCCTCTCATCGCAACAGGAGCAGTCGGCAACACGGCAACACCAACGTACGTGAGTAACCAAATCCAAGCTAACTCGTCAGTAACAGGGGTAATTCCAAGTACTGCTCCTGTGGCCTGTATGTACTTAGCCGAACGTGGGGGCAGCAGTCAGTCTATCTGCGCACCGAGCAACGCATACGGAGCGTACAGTAGTACAACGAACCCTCCTCCGATGATCGCTGGCGTCGCATCGGTTGCTACTTCAGTCAACTGCTTGGCTTATGACATGATCCTTGAAAGCATCAACGTCTTTTATGCACTCGGCTCTGGTTCATCGCAGTTGTTTGTACTTGGGTGGGAAGACAACCTGTGACGATTACCAACCTGAAAAACTCTTCCGATAAGAAAGGATACTGCTAATGAGTGATGACTCAATAGATCGCCGTGAATATGGTCGAATGGAAGCACAAGTAGAACAGCTTACCAAAGATGTTCATGCGCTCAAAGAAACAGTCGAAACCATGCGTGATATGATGCAGCAGGCGCAAGGCGGCTGGAGGGCTATTGCCCTGATATCCGGCATAGCTGGCACCTTCGGTGCTGGTGTTGCTTGGGTTGTCACTCACGTCAAGTTCTCGTAGAGGCACCACATGAACATACAAGACACAATCACCGAGCTGATCAAGCGTGAAGGTGGGTACACCAACAATCCAGACGACAAGGGTGGTGAAACCAACTTTGGCATCACCGTAGCAGTGGCTCGAGCCTTCGGGTACACTGGTCCCATGGCCTCCATGACGCAGCAGGTGGCACGCGATATCTACGCTCAGCGCTACTGGCACCAACCACGGTTCGACGATGTGGACATGGTCAGCGAAGCAGTGGCTGAAGAGATGCTGGACACTGGCGTCAACATGGGACCAGCTACAGCAGGCAAGTTCCTGCAGCGTGCGCTCAACGTGCTGAACCAAGGCGACAAGCTGTACCCCAACATCGCCGTTGATGGTGGCGTAGGCAACATGACCATCGCAGCACTCAAAGCGTTCTTGGCAGCGCGTGGTAAGGATGGTGAGACGGTGCTGGTGCGTATGCTCAACGCTCAGCAGTCTGTGCGCTATATCGAGTTGGCTGAAGCCAACGTAACCCAGGAGTCGTTCGAGTACGGATGGCAACTCAACCGTGTAGGAGGTCTCTGATGGACTGGACGAAACTCGTAAGCACGGTCGCACCGTGGATTGGTACCGCACTCGGTGGTCCGCTGGGTGGCATGGCGGTAGAAGCTGCTGCCAACGCTCTGGGCCTGACCGACAAGACGGTTGACTCAGTGAAGCAGGCTCTGGCAGGCGTCACGCCTGATCAGATGCTGGCACTGAAGAAGGCTGACCAGGACTTCGCGCTGCAGATGCAGGCCCTTGGCTTCAAGAACACTGCTGATATGGAAGCCATCGCAGCAGGCGACCGGGACAGTGCAAGGCGCATGCAAACAGCCAAGCCTAGCCCCGTGCCTGCCCTGCTGACCTGTTTCGTTGTGGGGGCCTTCACAGCCACGCTGGTGCTACTGCTGAAGTTCGACGTGCCTGCTACCAACAGGGACATCGTGGTGTACATGATCGGCCAGCTCAGCGGGGGGTTCACCAGTGCGCTAGCCTTCTGGCTTGGCACCACACGGGACTCCGGCCGGAAGACGGAGCTGCTGGCACAGAGCACCCCTAACCCAAGCCCCTGAGATACCATTGGTATCCAAGTCAAAGGCCCCTCTTGGGGCCTTGATTTTGCCTAGGGGTGGCCTAGGGCAGTGCTTAAAAACGTGCCTTACGATGTTTTTGGCCTTCGCCTGCTAGTAGGCTGTAACCACAACGGACTTACCCAGAGCACGGATACGGCTTGCACGCTCATTGGCACGCTCCATGGCGTATTCAGCAGTACCCACACCTTCTTCCAGCACCTTGCCGTTCATCTGGATGGTGTATGCCTTACCGTAGGCTTCCACGATGATCTCTACTTGTGCTGTACGCTTCGCACGCTTGGAGCCTGCTGTGCCCTTAAGGATGGTGATGGCGGTATCTAGGTGGCGAGTGTCGGTCATGGGGTGCTCCGGGTAGTTGATAGAAGTATTGTCACGAACCTCCGAAGAGGTTCGCAAGAGCTTTCGTTACTTGCCCAGGATGTCGTCTAGGGCAGCGTCAACAACCTTCTTGGCTTCCTTGACCTTGGCTGTCTTGGCTACATCAACAGCACGACGTTCACGCTTGGGTGCTGGTACAACGGGAGCCTCGACCTTCACAGCCTTGGCACGCTCGTACAGTACTTCTTGGATATCCCAGCCGTTCTTCTTGGCGGTGCGACGGCAGCAGACCACCAGCTTGCCTTCTTCGTTGATGGCAACGATTGGGCGCTTGCGACCGTCTTGTGCTGCAACGGTCTTGGCTTTCGCCTTGCTTGTGACGGTAGGTGCCAGCTTGTGTGAAGTGGCTACTGCTACGGGAGTTGTGGTCTTAGACATGGTGGAGTTCCTTTCAGGGTTGCCGAACTGCGGAATGCAATTCAGTGAGCGTATTTTCGTACGTTCAAGAACTCCACCGAGACCTTTCGTGAAAGCCTTATCAAGACGTAGGGGTATTCAAATATCCCTGCCTTGGTCCACGTACCCAGGACCGGGTTCGCTGCCATCCTGCAGGCCCCCCAGCTTGTTCCACACACGGTCTTGCTCGTCGAGCGCTGGTGTTGGGTACGTCTCGGAGATCAGACGCTCGATACGTGCCTGCAACATGGTCAGGTCTTCAACGAATTGCCAGTTACACACCGAGTTGATGCAAGCGTACTCGATAGGCAACAGTTGGTTCGCCTCAGCGTACTGCGTCATACGGGCGAAGCTGACCATCTTGTGGCGTGGCATGCGTCCGCCAGTGGAAGCCAGCTCAATGAGCTTCTGGCAGAAGTGCAGCGCCTTCTCAGCGTCTTCCTTGCCCTTCTTGAAGCGGTGCCGTGTGATGTACTTGCTGATCTGGCCTTCGAAGTAACCAAGGTCCAGCTCGTGGCAGAGGTCCCAGTGCTGGAACGGGTTCTTGTAGTGGGTGCCTCCCACTTGGGTAGCGTTAGCGGTGCTCATGCGTTCATCTCCAATTCTGCCCCTGTAGCGGGGACGATGCCGACCGTCAGTGCGTCGGCTACCACTTCTTCAGTCAAGGCTTGCGCACAATCTGGAATGCGCACAGCCAGTATCCAACCAAGCCCACGGGCAACGGTCGGTATCAGGTTCGTGTTGCCCATGCGTACTTCCTCCAGGCACCACATCACCAGCTCCATGCGGTCGGCCCACTTGACCAACACAGCATCCTCAGGGAACAGGTCCTCGACGTTCATGTACAACGGTGTGAGACCTTCCTCGATGCTGTCCATCAATGGGCCGAGGTCTGGGTGTACCCGCTTGATGGGAGCAGGTATATCACCTGTGAACAGCTCAGGCAAGTCGTGGTGCAGGATGGCCTCGTACAGATCAACCTTGCGCTCGTCAGAGAGCCACCCAGCGGTGACCTGTTTGACCAGCATCAGCATGCCGAACGTGTGCTCTGCGATGGTCTGCGTGCGGTGCGTGCGCTTGACGTGGTAGCGCTTCACTGCACCAGCGTCACGGTACAGCGTGGCTTCTACGAGCGCCTTCACAGAGCACCTGCCTTGTCAGACGCACGTTGAGCACGACGCTGTACCCACTCGTACATCGCCAGACGCCAGTCTTCAGCAGGCAGCTCCTGGATGATAGCCATGGAGCTAGTGTAGAGCTTCGCCTTGTACATGTCGTACGCACGCACAACGGGCTCGATCACGTTACGCCCGAACTCGGACACGTATTCAACGTCCAGCAGCTTCTCGCCCTGCTCAACTTGCGTAGCCATGCGGATGCAGTCGTAGTACAGCATGAGTGCGTCTTCCGCGTCGGTAGCCAACGGATACGGATGCACCGAGCCCATGCTGTACGGGTTGTGAACATGGCCATGCTCGTACTCACCCTCACGGAACTTCAGCCAGAACGGGTTGTCCGTGTAGACGTGATAGTTGTTGGACTGCTGCACGTAGTAGCCGACCTTGACGCCCACGCTGATAGCGATGAACTCTTGCAGGATGCTGAACTGCACTGCGTTGGCACCGTATGCACCCCACACGGCATCGTTGCTTCGGTTGCACACCGTCATATTGAGCTGGTCTTCCACGATGTCCAGCATGACCATGTCGTTGCAGGGCATGTCCTTGGTCGACTTGTCCAGGTCCATGACTGGGTGCCAGATGCTCATCACGACCTGCCGTGTGTCGGGCTTGCGCTTCAACATTTCGCAGGCACGCTCAATCTGGTTGAAGCCGAAAGCGTTGCGCAGACGGTGACCATACGCACCATGAAACACCACACCGTCATCACTGAACTGACTGATGTTGTCCAGGAAGTACTTCGGCAGTTCAACCCGGTTGCTGCCCGACAGAATCCACAGGGACTCGATCAGGTGGAAGAACGGGTTAGCATCACGGATGGGGTCGAACAGCACGCGCTGACGAGGCTGCGAGTACACGGTGCTGACAGGGCCTGGAACCCGCATGGTAGTCAAGCCACGGGACTCGGAGAGTACGCCACGTTCTTGCAGCAGCTTCAAGCCCAGAGGCAGGGCTTCGTTGACGTTGTTGACGCGCAGGATAGCGCCGAATCGGTTGTCGTTCATGTTGTGTTGCCTTTCAGAGAAGATCATCTACGCTGGGTTCAGGGAGACCCAGCAGCTCCAGCGTCAGGTTGTACGCTTGACGGTATTGTATACGGTGTACTTCAAGACCTGCTCGTTCAAGACGGTCTGCCCAACTACGTGCAGATGCCAGCTTGCGGTACAGGTTCTTGGGGTCGTAGGGCTTCGTGGTGCCCTTGGCTTTACGACGCTTCAGCACGTTCAAGATACAGTCGGTTTCAGGTGTGTCCAGCAGGATGAACACAGCACGGTCAAAGTAACTGGCGAACGTTGCGCACGTGTCCACGCCTGGAGTGACCAGACCCTCAGCGAACACGTTGCGCACGAATGCCACGTTCTCCTTGAGCACATCGTGCAGGGCTGCGTAGGGCTGCATACCATCTACGCCTCCGCAAGCGTTGCCGTACTTGCCTGCCAGAACCACGCCAGCGGTCCCGGTGTGCGTCCAGGTAGCCTTGGGGCTATGCACCAGCTTGGACACGCCTTGCGCACCCCCAGCAGCAGCCAGCACAGCACGGGCGAGAGTGCTCTTGCCGCTTCCGTTGGTGCCATGCACGTAGACGAGCGTGGTCACAGGTGACTCGCTACTTCTACGAGCGTCGGCTCGTCCCAGATACCACCAGCGTACAGGCCATCAAGGAGCTTCTGCGCTGTCGGTGTTTCTGCAACCATGCCCTTCAGCCTGTTGTACGCCTTGGCACTACGGAAGCCGAACTTGTAGTCGCCGACCACATGCTGCTTGAACACGCAGCACACGGTCTCAGCCTCCTGCAGAGCCAGCTTGCGACCTTCCTTCACCGGATAGGCCAGCTTGCCCACATGCGCTGTGACTTCTTTCATCGTGTCTTCCAGCCAGTCGTGTGCACCAACGGACACGTGGTACCGGCGGTCCAACATATCGTTGATCATCTCAGCACCTTGCTTCGGTACCTTCGGCATGTACTTCTCGCAGCCAGTGAAGTCCACGGGCTTACCCATCACCGTGTCTTGTATGTCGGCCAGCTTCCAGTAGAAGTAGTCGCCCATCTGTGCCATGTGGCTCATATTCTTGCGCACCTGCAGATACGACGAAGCGAAGCAGGCTTCGATCATTGCCTCGGGCTTGGGGTACAACGACTGCCACTGTGCCAGCGCTTTCAGGCCAGACTGCCCACGGAAGTGTCGACGCTCTGAAGCACGCTTGGCATGCGGGTACACGTAGCGCAGGAACTCGTAGAACTTCGCACCCTGGAAGTCGCTGGCACGCGCTGCCAGACCAGGATTGTAGAACGTACACCATGCCAGCACGTAACGAAGCTTCTGTGCCATGGGCAGATCAGCACGACGCAGCAGCATGTATCCAGGGTCAGCGTCCTCGAGCTTGAACATCTGCGTAGCGAACTTGCGCCAGTCACCCGTGTGGTCTGTGGTCACCAAAGATTTTACATTCACGACTATCTCCTTCTGTGATACCCTACGGTATCGGTTAATGAAACTACCCTAGCAATTCTTGTACTTCACGATATTCCTTGAGCATGCGGAATACCTGTCGTTCGTCAGCGTGGCGCACACGTTGCGTCTGCAGCATAACCTCATCCACGGTATCTCGTGCGATTATGTGCTTCACCATCACGTGGTCACGTCCGGTGCTGATCTGTCGTGCTGCCCCAATGCGCTCGATCACCTGAGCATAGAACTCGCGTCCCCAGAGCATGCTGTAGAACACGATCGTGTTGCCACCACCTTGGAGGTTCAGTCCGTGGCCTGCACCTTGCGGGTGAACGAACATCACGGGGTGCTTACCAGCGTTCCACTCGTCTTGCAGCTTGGCGAGCATCCGTTCGTTCTTGCAGTCAGCGATAGCTGGTGCCTTGGGGAACATGCTCTTCAGGCGTGCCAGATCAGGCTTGAACCAGTAGGCTACCAGCACGTTGCCACCAACGCCATCGATGACCTCCTGCAGCGCTTCCATCTTGGCATCGTGTATCGCCTGCCATGTCTTGGTGCCAGCTTCGTCTTCCAGGTAGATGAACCCGTTGGCTAACTGCCAACACTTGGAGGACAAGCTCGCAGCGCTGAGGGCCTCAGTACTACCCATCTCCATCTCAAGGAACATCTCCTTCTCGAGCTGCTTATATGTCTTCCGTGCTGCTGGTGGCAAGTCAACGTAGACCTCCTGCTTGATGGTGGGAGGCAGCTCCAGCCAGTCCTCAGCACGCATGGTGAGCACCAGTGGGCTGATGAGTTCGGTGATCTGCTGCTCAGCGGTCTGGTCAGGGGTGTAGCCGAACTGCGTGCGCGAACCGTTCTCACGCTCCTTGCCGGGCGTGAAGAACCTACTACGGTAGCGCTCCACCTGAGCACCGAGGCGCTGGCCTTCATCCAGGATGAATATCTGAGACCACAAGTCCAGCAGACCCTTGGGTGCAGGCGTGCCAGTCAGAATCACACGACGATCGAAGCGCTTGACTTGGTAACGCAGAGAACTGAAGCGTTTGCTC